CCAGCATCATGCTTACACACAAGCCTCACAGCTTTAACAGGATTGACCCAACCAAGGGCCTCATAAGTACAGATAGCAGCTTTGCCTCCGGTGCCGATAGCCTCAATGCCGCGGGAAATGGGCATAGGAATCAAGGACTTGGCGTAGTATACCAACGTGCCAGCGCCCATCACAAGCGCCTCAGAGTTAGAGAACTTAGGTGTTTTCCCTTTCTTGCCAATCTTCCACCAAGACAAGAATTGAATAGACTCATCCACATCACCCGCAAACCCAAGGAGAAAACCCTTATGACGGTAGACCTTCTGACCAAACCAAATTCTGTCGCCATCAGTAATGGAGGAATCAGCCACCATAAGACCTAGCTTTAAATCGGCAATGATTGTTGTCATAGTGTCCCCAAAGTTAACCACATTTTAAGACGAGAAAGTTACAATGAGCGCATTCGATTGGAAAGGCCCAAGCCAAATCACCCCAGAACTCAAGAAATCTGCCATTACCTCGCAGAGATCCAGCAAGGCTCTACAGGAATCAAGGAGTAAGGGTAGCTGGGCCAACACAAAGTGGAAGTTGTCCAACAGAGGCGAGAAAAGACTACACACCAAGCGCAACATGGGTTAAAATCGGCGCAAAGGAGTCATTGAGAGCATATGGCCAAGACAAAAGAAGTAACCACTAACTTAGGTGGCAGACCCACAAAGTACGACCCATCATTCTGCGACATAGCAATAGAGCTAGGTAAGCAGGGTAAGAGCTTCCACTACATAGCGGGAAGCTTAGGTGTTTCTTATCGCACTCTATGCACTTGGAGGACTGAGCACGAGGAGTTTCTTCACGCCTTAGAGTTAGCGAACACTCACTCACAAATGTGGTGGGAAGATCAGGGCCAAACCTACCTCGTGGGGACTAAGGATAGCGGTAATATCAACGCATCTCTGTATGGCAGATCAATGGCTGCACGCTTTCCTGATAGCTGGAGAGAGAACGTCAAGCTTAGTGGGGATAAGGAGAACCCTGTAGAGGTGAAGGTGGAGGCTCAAGGGCTAATCTCCGCGCTGATAGACAACATCGAACTCACTCGACAGAATGCAGGAACAACTGATTGAGACGCTGAAAGACCCCAAGTTCCAAAGTGCGTTTGCAACACTAAGCCCTGAAGAGCAAATAGCAAGCGTATGGAGGATGAGGTGGTTGACTCAGGCTCACCAGCATCAGATCCTTCCGCATGGGGATTGGTGGTCGATTTTCTTATGTCTTGCGGGTCGCGGATCGGGCAAGACTCGTATGGCCGCGGAGCAGATTGGTTGGTGGGCATGGAAGCAGCCCAACACCCGCTGGTTAGTAGCCGCCCCCACAAGCTCAGACGTAAGGGGTACATGCTTTGAGGGCGACTCAGGACTGCTCAACGTCATTCCTAAAGAGCTGATGTCTGACTACAACAAGAGCTACCACGAGATACGATTGGTGAACGGCTCCCTCATTAAAGGCATCCCCGCATCCGAGCCTGAGCGCTTCCGCGGTGGACAATGGCACGGGGCTTGGTGTGATGAGCTTGCCGCTTGGGATTACCTGCAAGACGCTTGGGATCAGATCCAATTCTCTGTGCGTTTAGGCAAGAAGACACGCATACTGTGTACAACCACCCCTCGACCTAAAGACCTGATCGTAGACCTTGTGGGCAGAGATGGAGATGATGTCTGCGTTACTACGGCCTCAACATATACCAACCTATCTAACCTTGCCCCAAGCTTTCAGAAGCAGATCCTCCAGTACGAGGGCACTAAGCTGGGTCGGCAGGAGATCTATGCCGAGATCATCGACCCCGAAGAGTCGGGCATCATCAAGCGGGACATGATTAAGCTATGGCCAACCTCTAGGGAGTTCCCCAAGTTTGAGTACATCTTGCAGAGCTACGACGTGGCTACCAGCGAGAAGACGGTGAACGACCCTACTGCGGCATCCACATGGGGCGTATTCAAGCCTCTAGACGGCCCTATGAGCGTTTTATTGATCGACTGCTGGCAGGACAGGCTACAGTACCCTGATCTGCGCCCAAAGGTCTTGGATGAGTACGAGGTGGTGTATGGAGAGGGACGAGACAAGAAGCGGGTAGACTTGATCTTGATCGAGGACAAGTCAGCAGGTATCAGCCTGATCCAAGACTTGCAGAGAGCGCACCTGCCTGTAAGGGCGTATAACCCAGGCCGTGCTGACAAGATGCAGCGCTTGAACGTCATATCCTCGCTGTTCGCTAGAGGCAGAGTCTGGATGCCTGAGAGCAGCCAGCGCCCACGGTACGTGAAGGACTGGGTAGAACCCCTACTGAGCCAGCTCTGTGCGTTTCCTGATACAACCCATGATGACTTTGTGGACTCGACCTCCCAAGCCCTGCGCTTCCTGCGTGATGCTGGATGGATCGACATTGATGGCCCAGCCCCAGAGGCTTATGACGAAGACGATTACTATGACAGCGGAATGGCTAAACGGAAAGAGAACCCCTATGCAGTATGATGAGATAGTGACCACTCACTTATGTGATGGCAGGTTTGAGATAGTGGCTGACCACAGAGCATTGAGAGAGCTGCTCAACGATCCTCTCAACGGTCAGGAAGCTATTGAGAGACTATGCGAGAGCCTGTCAACATGGATAGATAACCAGTTGGACATTGATAACCTAATAGGTTAATTGACACCCTGTTGTTTGCCGATGTACAATGGCGTTGTTGTCGTAGTGGTCAACAAGATGAAGCCATTTACTCATGCCTCGCCCCGCTACTGGGGAACCACTACGGGGCAGTAGTAAGTGGCTTTTTTGTTACCGAGACAGCCGTCAGGGCGCGTCAGCTAAATGGTCTGCATGGACTGAACCCAATAAACACCGCACTCGTTACACCCGCGAGCAAAAGGCGACCAGCGTTGATTGACCGACTGGTAAAGCATACGGTAACTCAGGTGGAAGAAACTAGGCCATATGTATAAGCGAATCAATCCCTCATGGGCACTTGGAATATACGAGCAACATATCGTACATTCGGAGCGGGCAGGATCAATATCCACCCTAGCCAAACCTTTGCTTAAAGAGTATGATGTAGCCCTGAAAGGTTAAAACCCAATGAAAAACTTTATTGAACTAAATGTTGCTGACGAATTTATCCTTCGTTTCTACAAAGAGCCAATTGGTAACGACCAGAACGTGTATGTGTTGCGAGTGACGGAAGAGATCATCAAGCTGATTCAAGATGACTTGGATGCTTGTGTGAAGCGCCGAGCTGGCGAACTACAAACACACTGAGGTTAACCATGGCCGATAAAGGCATCCCATTTGATGTGCCGACCCGCGCAAACCTTTTGCAGGGCCAGAGACTTATAGATGAGCAACTTCGTGAGAAGTCTGCTAGGGATGCCAAGCTATCGCCGCTAGACAAAGCGTATGCTGCTTTAGAGGCGGCTAGAACCTTTGGCTCTGGCATATTGGCTACTGTCGGATCGCTGCCTACTAGAGCCATTAAAGGCGAAGACGCCGCCCAAGAATACATCAACCAGCGCATGTACATCCCTACTACTGAGAAGGGCATGGACTACGTTGGTAACGTGGGTAACTTCTTAGAGCAACTAGAAACCAAATACAAGCTGCCTCCTGTTCTGCCTGAAGCCGTCGCCTTACAGAACGTGATGGGGCCAGCCGCCAAACAAGCTACCAAGCAAGCAGTTAAAGCTGCAAAGCCTGTGGTTGGCCAAGCCCTTGAAGACTATATGTTTAAGCAGGGTCTGGCCATGCCAGTTGTTAATCCTGCTTCTAATAAGCCAGGGATTATTGTTTCAAATCTTATTGATGAAGAGCCGGATATTGCCAAGCGTTTAGGCGCTCAAGCAAGGGCAAATCGTCAGGCGGCTCTTGAGGCAGAGGGCAGACGCAAAGAACTAGCGGCGCAGACCCAGCCATCTGTTGGCTATCGCAAGACCACAGAAAAGAATCCAGATCCATTAGTGGGCACGCGCTTTGTCAATGAACAAGCTACTGGATTGAATCCTAATGAACCATTTGACATTAGTAAGTTTCAGGGCGCAAACGCCTTGGTGCTCCCTTGGGATAATCAAAGCCGAAATGTTAAAACCACTCAAGTTTCTGGCGTTGATCTGCCCAACCAAATATTCCGCAAGACTCATGGCGGCGTCCCGTATTCCTTTGATACAGGTCATGTAAAAAAAGGTATTGCTGGCGCTTCAGGTTCAGAAATAGCCAAACGAGTTAAAACTCGTTCAGATGTTGCCACACAAGAAAGTCTTGGTCGTGGCGGCACTGGTGAGGTGTTGCATTTCCCAATTACTATGGGCTTTCGTGGCGAAGATTACGCCTTGCCGTACAGCGAGTTTGTCTTTGACATGATCAACAACAAGCTAATAACTGGTGAGTTGACTCAAAAACAAGCTGATGAGTTGAGCGATATGGTGCGGAACTTTACCCCGCCGATTGCCAAATACAAAGGTCAAAAGCCTTTTGCTGAATTCAAGGGTTTTACAAATCCAGAGGGCTTAGATCAAATATATACTGGCGAAGGCATGAATGTTCCTTCGGGCGAACTGCGTAAGGCGATTGCTGATAGGCTTATTTGGCAAAAAAGTTCTCAAGAGAAGCTTGGGTTTAATGCTGAGGACTTGATGAATGCCACCACCTATGAGCCATTGCGTGGAGTTGGCAAAGGAGTGATTGGTTCATCGGTCATCCGCAACACCCCCACTGGCATGAAACTCTCTCCATCGCCTTGGAAGTTCCCATATGACACTGACTTCAGCGGAGAACACCTTGGACGCCTAAATGACTTGGTTGATGTTGAGGCCTTGTTTTACCGCACTATGAATCCCATCAAACAAGAATTGATGCAGCGAGAAAACAAAATACCCTATACCAAGGAATCTTTACGCAACGCTGCAATTGGCGCAATTGAGAAGCGTAATGAGGCCGTGTCTCAACCCATTGATCAACAATTTTTGGATGATTACACCACTTATATTAATGAGCTTAATAAGCCTCATGAATACCGTTCGGGTGGACTCGTCTCCGACAACCTTGACGCCATGATGATGGAAGTAGAGGATCAGAAGTTTGGTATAGGTGGAATGGCTGGCAAAGCAGTTAAGTCTGCCGTAGCTACAAGAGAGCTAGAGAAGCAAGCTGTACTAAGGGCTGAAGCAGCCGCCAAGAGTGCTGCCAAGCAAGCCCTAATGCCCCAATACAACGAAGCAGTAAAGGGGCAGACACAGAAGCAGAAGCCTCTATCGTTTGAGCAATGGAAAGCTATTAACTACCCAGAAGGAACCCAAGGGTTGCAGAATGCTCCTCAAAAGCAAACCTTTAAGTATCCACAAGAAGAAGCGCTGCGCCTAGCCCAACAAAGGGCGGGGGCGGTTGGTCAGTCGGCAGACCCTCGCACTAGAATGCTTCAGCAAGGCTACGATGACAGTTGGTATCACGGCACAACTGGCGACATCAACAATTTTCGCACTGACTTGCTTGGCGAGACTACTGGAGCGCAGAGTGCTAAGAAGGGCTTCTTTTTTGCGAGAGATCCATTGAACCCTCCTGAGTCTATGCTCAAGAAATCAACTGATCCAGCCGCTGAAGATTTGTTGCGGAAGATGGGCATTTCTGAAGAAGAAATTGCCAAGCTCAACACCGTGTCCATGGAAGGCCATGGCCCTGAGACGGCTTCTGGGTACGCTTTAATTGGTGGGTCAAGGGAATACAAGGATGCGATGCGAAAAGCCAAGGCCGCAGAAATGCGCGGCGATTGGAATGAGTACGATAAACAAATGCAAATCGCTGAGGACTCTGAAATTACACGAATGCAATACGCTCAAAGTTTAGTTGCAAAGTACGGTGATGCTAGAGACGAAATGCTTGAGGGCATCAAGAATGCTTGGTATGGCCCTGAAAACTCTGAGCGTTTCAAAAATATGTCTCAAGCAGATTACGAGGCATATGACAAAAAATTTAAAGAGCTTATGCCTTATGGCTGGTACAACTCCTACAGTAATCCACAGTTAGAGGGCTTGAAAAAAGAGTTAGTTAATATCGTTGGAGAAAAATCCTCAGAAAAGATTTTGGACAAGATTAACAAATTTCAATCGGTTAGGAACGAACGTGCTTTGATTGAAAAGACTCAAGAGGGTGGCAACGTGATGCCTGTGGCTTTGCGGTACGAGAACCCCATGGTATATGACTTTGAAGGCAAGCCATATCGTGATCAAAGCTATTCCGACTTAGTTGACCAAGCTCTAATGTCGGGCAATGACGCCCTAATTCTAAAGAACACATATGACCCAGGTGGTGGCCCATCTAGACTGATTGACGTTGGCGTAGTGTTTGAGCCTGACCAGATTCGCTCACGTTTTGCTGCGTTTGATCCTTTACGCAAGACAGCCGCAACTGCTGCTGCCGCAGGTCTTGCTGCTCCTGATTTATTAGCAGAAGAAAAGAAAGCTGCTGGCGGAGCTGTATTTAACACAGACCCTGATATGAGTGATGGTGGGCGAATTATTGAAGGCGCACCATTTAAAAAGGGTGGCGATGTTAGCTTAGACGTAATGTATATGGCCGTGAACGACGCGAAGTTTAGAAGGAAGTAAATAATGGCAACAGAATTCCCCATCGACCCAGAGTTTGGTCGAAATGAACCACCTGCACCTGAAGATCAAGGCATGGAGGTGGAGCTAGACCTAGAAGAATCCAGCATAGAAGAACTACCTGATGGCTCTGCTGTGGTCACTATGGATAACTTTAAAGGCCCTGA